TTATACACTATTTTTTCTATTTGCGCAAATTATCCATTTTTCAGATTTGCTTCAACGATACGTTTATACTCATCCGCGTGATTCTGTGCCGCGTCCCGCAAAAAGTGATGAGCCTTCCGATTCTTTGATGATCCTTCCTCGATAAATTGTGCATACTCCACATTTGTTCCGATGTAAACTGCTCCAAACTCAGCTTCTCCTTTAGCTGCACCGTCTGAAAACGAATGCCCGATGTTGTCATCATATGTACTTTGTCCGCTAAAAGCGGAAGTCGCATGAGTGATGCTGTTACGCAAACGCCCCGTATCCACCGGGCATTTTTCTTTTGCATGGCGTTCCGCTGTCAGCCCGATCGCCTCCAATGCCCGGAGTACCGCCTCATTCTTAGCATTTATGAAGATTTTAGAATTGTCAGTCACTTTGACTTCCATTGCAATTCTCCATTATTTCATCGCCCATAGTTCGAATTTCACCGATTTTTTTACCATCCTCCCAAACTTCGAGAATGCCGGTTTCTTTATTGCGGATAATTTTTTTCATCACAGACCTCTTTTTATGATAACTTTTGTTCTGTTAAGTATAACTGTATAAGATCCAGATAAACCATGCCCCCCGGCATTGATTACGTCATATCCGCGCATAGCTGCAAATGATCCTAAATCCATATTCCCAAAATGGCGGGTATATTCTTCGTCATTTTCTGTCCTTTTTTTACTAACTTCTTCACGGGTTACAGGAAGTAATTGATCAATCTCTTCAGCCTGCGAATTTGATAATTTCGCTCTTGCGGAAAACGCCTCATCCCAGCCAACATCTCCATAACCAAGTTGAAATCTCATAAATATAGCAGCATCTTCATTGTCTTGTAGACTAATTGTTTTTAATTGTTTACTTACAATATCTAAAGTGTCTTTTCTTATAAAATCCTCTTTGAATTTATTGCGCTCTTCCATCAAATCATGATAATCAATAATTTTTGCCGTAGGATCAAGCGTTATAGTTTCAACATAGGAACGAGCACCTTTAATATCCGAATCTTTCATAAAAGTGGCAACGTATTCATTTGGCTCCATCGAATTTATCTGTCGGTAAAGAGCAAGCCCCTCATCTCTGCTTATTTCGCCGGACTTGTACTGAAGCAGTACTTGAGCCGCCCTTTCTTTTTTATCGGCGATTATACGATTTAAATCCTCATCAGAAAAATTACCAATTCTATCAGAACCAACATTTTGATAATGCTTCATTTCTGAAATAATGCCATCCGATAATTTTCCTGAATAGTCTGCGGCGCAATACATCCCTTGCCCATATTGAGCACCGCCCGTCGAACAATCTACATACCACTCTCCGTTATATAGCTGATCTCGATATAAATCGAGTGTTTCTTGATCCGGCGCCGAATAAGTACGTTGGGCGATAAAACCATTTCCGCCGTTTGCCGCTTTCACAGCTTCATCAAATTCAGCTTGTGATACCACCCTCGGAAGCCCGTCAAAACCCTGTGCATTGATAACGTCTTCGATTTCAAAATCAAATTTATCCGAGCGACGTTGCCATGTCTGCGAAATGTCGGTGCCATTGACTATCTGAGGTTGAGAACCATTAGACACGCCGTCTTGCTCAGGTTCTTCATAATCCTTGAACAGCTTAGAATAGAACCGCTCACCGTGCATTTCCTTCCACTGTTCATATGTCAACCCCTCTTCTTTCAGGTATTCGGATGGACGCAGGTTCGGATTGTACGGGTCAGCGCCTTCCACCTCGGCGACCAGTGTGCATCGGCAGTTGTAAATTTCCCCCGGCTTTCCTTCCGGATCGCCCGGATACCGGCATCCGTTAGAGAATTCCTTGCCCGGATCTCGCTTTTCACCATCCATCATCGCATGGCTGTCACGGGTGCGACTGTCCAGCGTTGCCATCCAGACCTGTTTCATTTTAATGCCCATATTTTGAGCGCGAATATAGCTATCAATCCGCCCGGCATTCTCCGCCCCGGTGACCGCTGTCCTCGCATTACGGATTGCTGCGCTCTCAGTCATTTTGGCTACACTCAACAACCGCTGTGCAATATCCTTCATTGGCTCGCCGGTCAGGATTCCCTGTAACACAGCAGATTGAATATGCTGACGGTTCCACCTCTTATCTTTCTCAACCTTCGGAGATGGTTTCGGCAGCTGCAGCTCCCCTTCCTGTAATAACCGCTTCACTGTGAATTTATCATACATGGTATACGTCGTGTCTCTGCCGGAACCAGTTTCCGCTTCGTAAGTGCCGTAATTATGATTGATCGCATAAACTTCCGGGAGCGCCTCATTTATCATGGAAGCGGCGATCTTGTTCTGGTTCGTCATGTCTTCCGCAAGCTGATCCAGCATATCCCGCCATGCCCGCGTGTCTATGATCTTTTGTTCGCGCCACTTCGAAAAATCCTCATCCGACAGTTTCCCGGAATCATAGAGGGCGCGTTTCATCGCGTCCTCTTTTTCATATTCATCCAGATATTTTTCGATTTTTTCGCGAAGGCTGATAGATGCCTGACGATAAGACAAATGCAGCCGCCGGGTCAAAGAATACAGCTCTTTATCTGCATCGCGGTGACCGATGTCAGGAACTTTCGGCGGCATATATTACTCCTGTTCTTCGGCTTCCGGTTCTTCACCGGATTGTTCTTCTTCCGGCTGATCGCTGTTGCCAAGGTCAAAACGGTCAAGCTCATCCGCCTGCATCATCTTGATCATGTCATCCGCCATATCGCCATCGCCTTGGATTGTCAGCAGTTTCCGCGTCACGTATTCTGGATCCAGATATTGCGCGGACTTCAGAACGCCGTCGATTTCATCACCCTTGTTCAGCAGCATCGACCGCGTGAACGTCGGCTTTTCGTTCTCAATCCCGGCAAGGCGCAGAATCTCATCCAGAAAATCATGCACACAATACTCAAAATCATCCGTCTTGCTGTTCAGCGGTTCATACGCCGCCCGAATCTGTGTCGCTGTCACCGCCCCGCCTGCAATTTCCGCTGTATCCAGCGCCATCGCATCGCGGTAAAGGTCAGAGGAAATTCTGTCGAGCAAGGCTTGCCTTGCATTATACGGTACGTCTATCGTGTGGGCTTCTGCTTTTGCGCCATCGCTCTCAACAACGGCAGCTTTCACTGTTTTCATGCGCTCGATAAATTTCGCAAGGTCAATATCGCCCATTCCGCCAGCGTTCTGGATGACCCAATATATTTGGCTCGCATCGTCAAGATCATTAGCAAAACCGGACTTGATCAGGTCATAGCAATCGATTTGTTCCCGAAGCCCGATCAGTTCTGACTGATGGTTTGAATTTCCCCATAACGGGACAATTGGAAATGTCGGATAATTCTCAAAGTCATAGATTTCCATTCCATCCGCTTCCGTTGTCCTGTACTTGATCACATAAGCGCGCTTCGGTTTGAGGATCATCCCATTTTCCCCGCTCCGCCAAATGTACTCTGTCAGTCCGTCAGTCTCGTAAAGGGTAGCACGCAATGGCTTGTCCGCTGCCAATTGCCAGAAACGGACACCTGCCATCAGTGCTCCGTTTTCCTCATCGTACAGCGGAGCAAACTCGCAAATGTCGAATGTTTCCAGATGGTCAAAATTCCAGAAGCCGAAGGCAACGCCGCCGATCAATGCCGATTTGCAAAGTTTCTGCAAATCGGTATCAAAGCTGTCCCCGACTTTGCTCTTTGTCGATTCTTCTGCCCAGCTTATGCCATTACCGAGCAGATATTGCACCTCCTGCGTAATGAAACGGAAGAAGAAGTTGCTTGCCATCTTCCAGTTTGCTGAGAAATTATCAGGAACTTCCCGACCGGACATCGTATACAGAAGCTTTTGATATCTGTTGATGGTCGTATTGCGATGCCGGGAATATTCAAACGCAATATTTCCTTCTTGATAAATTTCACTTGCCTTGTACTCGCTGATAATCTGCCTTACAAAATCCAGTCGTTTGGTATCGCTCTCTCCTACATCGAGCAGGTCTTGATAAGTTTTCATGCTTTACTCCTAAATCCACAAGCTTTGATAAGTGCTTGGCTTTTTATCTCCAGCCTTCCGCCAAATTCTTTCCGTTCCGTATCGGACACCGTCAATATGGTGATTGTTGCGGTCTGGATAACCGCTCATGATCTCGCCGTCTTTCGTGCGTTCATATTCATATGCGGAAAATTCCGCATATGTATCAGGACAGCGCTTCGGGTCGATCACGATTGCTTTCAATGACTGCAGCCACTTCATGCTATACTCAACACTGCCCGGACCCTTCTGCGCTCCGGTACATTTCAACCCGAATTTGTTGTAATCAGCAACGCTTTTCGGTTCCGCACTGTCTGCCGTGATCAACTCTGACCGTGTCATGCCGCGCCATTTCAGGATTCCATACTCATCCACGTATGGGACATGCTTGCCATTTTTGAGCATTTCGGCAGTTTCTTCATTGCCTTTTTTGTGAGCCGTTAACTCGTCAAAAATGTACAACGTCTGTCTACCTGCATCAAAATGCATCCCATTGAACGCAAACGGGTCAGGAAAATAACCCCAGTCAAGTCCATATGTGATGCGGTCAAAATGGCTGATTTCCTCATCCGTGATTTCCCGGGCTTCCAGATTTTCAAACACCTCACTTCCAGTGCCGACAGGCTCTCCCATGTATTCATGCCGGTATGCCCGCTCATTGGTTTCTTTGAGATATTCTGCTTCCTGTAAAAACTGCTTGCCGAGCCAGTCTGCAGGAGCTTGTAAATAATTGCTTTTATGACACAGCCGGTCTGCTCTCTCTTCCAGACTGTCCTTATTTGCCCAATTGTCACGGCTGATCGGCGGGTTATAGCTCTCAAAATTCCAGAAACGCGAACCGCCGCGCATCGTTGACTGTAGAATTGTACGGATCTCTGCCCGTCCGGCGAATTGGTCTTTTTCCTCAAAATGGGTGATGGCAATATAACCAAACGGCACCTTGATTGACTTGATTTTCATCGGGTCATCCGCACCGCGGAACATGATTTTTTGACCAGTCGGCTTGTAAATCAGCTCCATCGGTGTCGTTCTGGCTTTCCACAAATGTGCCATCCCCATTTCGCCAATTCCCCAGATGTATTGTGAATACACGCTGTCGCGTATTGTGTTGCCAACCTTACGGAGAACCAGAGCATGAATATCAGGGTTTTGAACAATCAACAGCGGTACAATGATTGACACGAAGGATGACTTCAGAGAGCCTCGCCCGCCTGACAAATCATAATGCGTGTGCCTATGTTCCCAAACGTCATGAGCGATCTCATAAAACGCTGAGCCAATCAAGGTAGACATTTTGACTTCAGACATCAATCACCACCTTCACAGGTTCATCGTCTATTGAATAAACATCAGGCTTATCTCGCCACTTATCCGGTCTGCGATTTTTCAACCAGAATATTTGAGCAGTCGTATCAGGCGGAATGTAAATTTCTTCATCTACATATTCAATATGTTCTTCCTCAATCGTGCCTTTTCCCGCAAGCTGTTTCTTTGTTTTTACCTTGATTGCTTTTTTGATTGTCTTCGTGAATCCACGGGCTTTATTAAGTAGGGCATTTTCAACTTCAAAATCAACAGGTGCTTTACCCTTTTTTAAGGACTCCGAAATCTGCGGGAATTTCAATCTCCACGCATAAAAAGTTGATGACGAAATCCCGATATTCTGCGCAATTTGAACATCAGTAAGTCCATCTCGCGCCCAGCCTTCTATGAGTAAAAGACCGTCATTTGTGAGCCAATCAACGTATTTGCCGGATGCCATTATTCCTCAAGCAAGACAGCTTCCTGTCCCGTGAAATCTTCCCAACGTTGGATGATGACATCACAATACTTTTCAGACAATTCCATCATGAAACATTTTTTGTCTAACTGTTCACATGCAATCAATGTCGTTCCAGTACCGCCGAATAAATCAATAACAGAATCTTTTGCAAAATTCTCAACAAAATATCCCGCAACCTGAATTGGCATAGTTGCGTTATGTATACTCGCAAATTCTGTACTTCGCTGATTTGAAATATGAACAATATTTTTCAATGTTCCATGAAAGGGAATCGTTCCAATGAAACGATTCCCTTTTTTGCTGAAACAAAACACAAACTCAAATTCGCTGTTCAGAACGTTCTCAGCCGCAGCTGGCTGAGAACGTTCTTTATCCCAAATGATAATATCTGCTAATACAGAAACATTTTCAGCTAAAAAAGTAATCAGCGCATTTTTATTATTTGCCAAATATTGAATATTTTCAAAAACATAACTGCAATACATAATGACAACATTGAGTACACTTTGCAGAAAATTCCGATAATCATCAGAACTCATATTGTCATCACCATCTAAATATTTTGAACGTCCATTTTCTTTTGTAATATTCGCACCAAATCCTGCATTGTATGGCGGTGACATAAAAGCAATATCCGCTTTTTCACCATTCATCAACTTATCAACATCATCTGCATTAGTGGAATCACCGCACATAAGACGATGTGCGCCAAGTTGCCACAATTGTCCCCGTTTACATCGAGATTCTACCTCTTCATCGGGGTTGAAATCATCATCCGTAACTTCTTTTTGTTCGTTTTTTGATACTTCATCGCCCTGAAAGAATCCGAAATCAGCCATGTCAAACATTGCAGTGTCAATGTCGTTCAGTTCTTGCTCCAACAGGTCGAAATCCCAATCAGCCATCTCAGCGGTTTTGTTATCTGCAAGACGATAAGCCTGAACCTGCTCTGGTGTCAAATCATCTGCCATTACACATGGCACTGTTTCCATTCCGAGCATCTTAGCCGCTTTCCATCGTGTATGACCTGCGACAATTTCATATTTTTCGTCAATTACAATTGGCTGTTTCCAACCGAATTGGCGAAGACTATTTGCGACAAATTCCACCGCCTTATCATTATGGCGCGGATTGTTTTTGTACGGGATGATTGATTTTATTGGTAATTCGATAATTTCCATAAATGCTCCAAATAAAAAAAGGCACGTCTGCATTTCTGCAAACACGCCTTACAAGGGTCAATGTTCTCTGCATATATTATAGCATGTTTGTATCAAATCTCATCCGCTTGAATCTCCACCGTCATAAACTTCACTTTTCCGCCAGATACCTCAAAACGGATTATGCCATACTGATACTCCGTTGACCTGATCCGCGCCAAGCATCGGCGAAATTTCTCAATGATTTCCTCATCTGTGCAATTTCTCAAAGATTCGCTGACCATCTACCTCCAAATATTATACAAAATCTGCAATATGATCGATGCCAACAGCAGAACGCCCGTAATGATGACTATTCCGCCGATCATTTCTTTCCGCCCATCCTTTTGATAATAGCGATAAACAGCTCTGCAGCGCAAAAGCCAAAAAATCCGATCCCGGCTAAATACATCAGCCCGGTACAAACATCATGCAAAACCTTAACCATTTTTATCCTCGATCATAACTGAAAATACTTCTGCAAAATCGCGATTGCCTCATCGGCTCCGTCACAACGAACAGCCAAATACCCTTGCTGAAATAGCGCATCAAGCCAATATTTCTGCTCTTGGCTGAGCCTTCCGCCTTTCTGACGCTTCATTTCGATAAATAATCCATGATACCCTTTCCTTGCTACAGGCAAAATCAGATCCGGAAATCCCTTTTTTACTCCAGCGCGCTTGAATCGGACAGCCTCTGATTTTGACCGCAAGCCTCCGTTTGGAATATGTGCCAAAAGCTGCAATTCCGGATACCGATTGCTCATGATTTCCGCCCATTGAAAGACAGCCTCCTGCTCCTGCTCTTCTGTCGGCTGATAAATCATATATCTCCCTCTGCCCTGTGATTCGATTTCTCCGCGCTGAATCCTTCCGGATACCGTGCTTTCAGCTTGTCAATATTCATCGCCATAATTTCATCAAGATTCCAGCCCATAGAATAAGCGATTTCCGCCACGTACCACAACACATCACCAAGTTCCTTCTTTGCGTGTTCTTCATCCAGCGGTGTGCTGTGGAAAATCCATTTCTTGAAAAGGTCAAGCAGCTCGCCGGATTCCCCGGCAAGTCCAAGGCAGCCCATAAACAGACCTGCCGTGTCAATATCCAGATTATTCCCGATCATTTCCACGAGCCTCTCGTAACTTTTCCCGTCATTCGTCCGCATTGCTAATTTCTGATATTCATTTCCTGTCATTCGTGTAAAGTTCCTTTCAAATATGCTTTTTTCTCCCATTCTCGCCACTGATTCGGTACATAATCATCAGGTGATAATTTTGGCTTTGGCTCCGGAAATTCAAGCGGCTCCCATCCGCTTATATCCAGCGGCTTGTTATGCTGATCGCATTCGGCAACCCAAAGCGTCATGATGCCCTTGAACCAACAGTGCCCATCGTAATCTGGATGTTTCTCTATGTCATCGCGATAATCCCGCCAGAAATGGCAGTCCGCGCAAATTGGCTCAGCCCCTGTCATTTCAACATCCTCTCTAAAATAACCGCCACTAAAACAACAATGACCATAATCGCCATGTTTTTTATGCCTGAGCGGTCTTGAAATTCACCGTCATTTCTGCCGTTTATATATCCGGCAATCCCCCAAAATATTACAGCAATGATATTCAATACACTCATTTCGTTGCCCAGTCCCCGATTTTCACAGCATCATAATAATTTTCCGCTCAATTTTCCACATCTTTGACCTCGACAAGCGGTTCCGATCCCATATGGAAACCATCCTCGCGCCTCCCGTCCAGAACAGCCCAGATGTCAAGAGCGATGTTGGATTCATTCGTTCTGTCTTTTACGTTCCAGTTATACATCTCACGGTAAATGCCATTGATAGCACCGACCAAAGCCCTGCAAACCAGACGGTCTTCTTCTTCCAGTCTCTCGCACCGGGCTTTATACTGCTCATCCGTTTCACCTTTTTTCCGGTCAGGCTGGACTCTCAATTGCCATCCGTTGAATCCGGTCTGGGTGACGATCTCGGCGAAGCCGTTGAACTGTCCGATCTGGATGCGACCATATAACTCACAGGCATCCCGGATGACTTGCAGCTGTTTGTCAGTCACGATCAATGATTTCATTTCCGCTCCTTTCATTCCGCTAACAGCATCGGTATCGGCATCCACATGTCCACGATTTCCTGACTGACAAATCCCCTGAACATTTCTTCAGTTGTAGGCGATTCCGTATAAAACAGGTGTTGGCTTTTTTCGTACCATGCTAATCTGCAATTGTCAAAGCAGGGAGGCAACCACCCGAAATGCACTACGACTGTTTCATGGTCTTCTGGCGTTTTCTCTTTGATATCAATCCATCCGACTTGCTCGCTCTTCATTCCCGCTCCTTTCGGTAGGCTTGCCATGTCTTGCCAAAATTAGTATCGTCAAGTGATACTAAAGGCGCTTTCATCGGGTCTTCCGAATTCTTCACTCAGCTCCCATTCTTCGCATGTGTCAAAAAGGTCAATAAATCCTTTATACTCACATGCATATGCGCCCGGAAGTCCTGTGTAAAAACAATGCTTACATACATTGCATAATTTCGCTTCGATATAAGCTTTACCTTCTTCATCAAGCGTCATCATCGGTCTAACTCTTTCATAACCATCAAAAGTTCCTGACGGGCTTGAACACATCTCCGCTTTATACTTTCCTTGCTGTGTTCCGGTGGTATCATTCCCCATTTATCCTTTTCGGCTCTGAGTGATTCTTTTATTCCGCTCAACAGCAATTCCGCAGTACTCAAATGATCATGACATCTTCCAGAAAATGTTCTTCTTGTGTCAATAGTACAATTACTCATCGGTCACCTCAATACCAGCCCCACGGATCACGATAATTTTCGTCATGCCACTTAGCGATTCCAAAACCGATTCCCACTCCGAACAAAACAAACAGGATTGCAAAAAATAATTTCATCACTCACTCCAATCCAACTTCGCACCGCAGTGACTGCAATAGTCATCACCACTTAATACCTTTTTCTTGCACGCACCACAGAGATATTCATGACCATTTCTCGGTTCCCCAACGATTCCAAGGTTTGTACCGATATAATACTCATGCTCGACCACCTTCACCGTTCGCTCTTTGCGCCCGACATTTGTGTCGGTGGCATCATGTACTAACACTTCTAATAATTTTCTCGTGTTCGTCCCCATCGCTGTGTTCCATGCCTCGATGGCTTCGGCTTCGGTGTCAAAACCTTGATTTGTTGCTGTACCACATTTATAGCAAGTCACTCCATAAGTAGGAGAACACATATAATATTCGTGCTTTACAACTTTTGCTTCTCCCCCGCATCCACAGCGGACTGGTTTCAATTCGTCACTCATACTTTTATCCTTTCCAGTCTCCATCCGACTTCTATCGCAATAATCTGCATCTCATCGGTTATCATATAATCGTCATCATCACAGCAATACCAATGACCGCTTTCATTTTGCTTTACTTTCACAGCCCGCCACAGTCCTCTATCCTCAGAGTGTGGAAATCCTGAATCTCGATGAAGCAGGTCGTAATATTCGCCACTTATTTCTTTTATCATTTCACAACAAAAATCAATGTCTTTTTAGTGCCATCCGGCGCGTAGCCTTCGATAATTTTTTGGGTCCCAAATAAATCAGCCATTTTTTCTGCTAAAGATTTACTGCACACCGAGTTTTTGTAAGTGTTGTTCGTCACATTCAGTGCATACCGATTCGCAAATGACTTCTCTGCTGCTTTCACCATTACCCGCTTGTGCATTTCGTCAATAAAAAAGTTAATGTAATCAGGCTCGCCGAGAATTTTTATCGCTTTTGCCGAAAATCTAATCCGGCGATTACTGACGCTCAAACTCATTGCAATCGTTTCTCTTGGGTATCCATACTTCGGTCCTTTCACGACCGTAAATCCGACTAATTCTCCATCCATCCCTTTGCCTCACACTTTGTAAAAAAACCGCCGCGCCGGGTGCGATCCGCAGCGGTAAAAACGATTAATTTTGCGACAATTGGTAAAAAAGACTCAACATAGAGGGATCTCCTTTCATGCCGCCCCGGTCAGGCGGGCTACATGCCCTGAACCCTGTCTAAAAAATTATTTATGCAGGCACAAATGTGGAAAGCCTGCCCGACAAACCGCTCCGCCGGAGAACCAGAGCAGCAAATGACTTTTTGACTGTGAAAACAATAATACGTAAAACGTGTCATTATGATTTTTATTTCCCCGGTAAAACGCGGGCTACTTGCCCACGGCGCTCTCATCTTCGTACTGTCCAACCTGCTCGAACCAAGTCATATCAATGCAATAGGCAATGGCTTCTTTCGGCGTCCGAAGCAGATTCCGTTTCATCAGCTCTTCAAGCTTCTCTCGCTGTTCCTGATTCAAAAATGCCGGTAAACCGCCGACTTGCTTGCCCATCAAAAACCTGCCCTTTTCCGTAAATACTCGACCCATTTCAGCAGGTCGTGCCGAAAATCACCGCAGCACCGCTTCCGATTAGCATCCCAATACGGGCATTTTCGATGCGCCCCGGAAACACACAGCTTTCCATTCATGCAATGCTTTGCGCCTTTGACAACTTCGTCAAGATCACGCATGTTTGCTGTACTTTCGTCATAAAAAGTGTCTTCAACCATTCTCTCTTCTCCCATCATCATGAGGGTCATCCTCTTTCAGTCCAAGTTTCCTGATGATCTTCTTCTTGATTTCCAACAGATCATCATCAGTCCAATCTTCCAACGTTTCTTTTTGATCAGATTTTCGGAAATCCGCCACGGAATGTTTTTTCCGATCTATCATTTCAAACTCCATTCCGCTTTCCGGCTTTCAGCCAATTCAACTCGCTTTTTCTCGTCTGCCGTCATCGGCTTCAGAAAGTTGTCAACGCGTGACGCGTGTTTCTGTGCCAGTTCTTCTGTCATCTTCATTCCGTGAGCGGCTGCATGCTGATTTGCATCCTCGATGATCTCTTCAACGCTCATCCGCTTTTGGGGTTCCGGCAGAGCGACTTTTTTCGGCGCTTCGATTCGCCAAGTTTCCGTCATCTGCAGATCCAGCGGAAAGGCAAAGAAATCCGCTTCCTGCTTTGCGATCTCTTTATAGCTTTCCCGGATTGCACTCATGATGACTGTCTGGAAGGCGGAATCATCGACGTTGTTCCATGCAATCAACTGAGACGGATTGTCTGTCAGTTTCTTCAGGATCGGCGGCAGCTCGTTATAGGCTTTCACCGCAGATTCTGGATTGAAGGATTTTTTGACCGCGTTTGAAATCGTGTGGAATGCCTGGATGGATGTCGGTTTCCCTTTCAGAAAGGATTCCACCATCTGGGATTTTATATCGGCGATCGTCGGAGCGAATTTGCTCGTGCTGATATGTGCTTTGACCGCCCGCATGACCGCGTCTTTTGGATTGCCGGCAAAGAACTCATACCAGTCTTCAAAAACCGTCTGTTTATCGGTCTCAGAGAAAAACCGCGGATAATAATGCTCGATTTTCTCCATGATTTCAGAAAATTCTGCCCGTGTCATAGGTCAATGACATCCCCTTTCGATGGCTGATTGCGGTAATCGGATGCGATGTCGCTGAAAGACCTGGATTTCTGAGGCTGCGCCGCCTGCTTCTGCCTGGCTTCCTCGTCGTCTTTCCTGCCCCAGTTCAGGATTGCGGCATAATCCGACTTGTAAACATAACCTTTTGCCGCTTTCCCTAAAGAAAGATTCTCGATGCGCTTTTCCCAATCCAGCGGGAATTTCTCTTTCAGCTTTGCCAGTTCCAGATCCGTAAGCAAAACGTTTTTGAAATTTCCGTACTGATGTTTTGATTCTTTTACGGGCGCGGGATTTTCTCTCTTAACTCTCTCTTTTAATTCTTTATCTATATCTATTTCTTTATCTATTTCTATATCTATTTCTGGGGTTACATTTTCATTACACATGTAACCGGCCATGGTTACATCATGGTTACATGTGTAACCTGGATCATCATTATCACTTGTTACAGGTGTAACCTTATTGCCTGTTTGTTTTTGGTTACTTCTGTAACGCGCAACTTTTTCCGCATTCGTCAAATTGGATTCCTGACGTTTCTGGAAGTTGGTTACATATGTAACCCCATCCTCGGTTTTAGAAATGATGCCTGCGGTTACAAGGTGCTCAAGGGACTTGATTGTGTCTTTTTCGCTCATGTACAACTCGAGCGCTATATCTTCTGTCGGCGGTAATGCGCCATTCATGTCTTCCTGTCCGGCAAGGAGCAGAAGTTTCATAAAAACAAGCTGATCCCGCTCAGACAGTTTTCTCATTTTTCGATCATGAAGCATTTCCGGGTACATCTTGATCCACTGTTTCATGCTGCAGTCCTTTCAAAAAAAGGGGAGCGGGCGAGGCTTCCGCTCCGATGGTTATACTTTTGCAAGGAGGAAATTTTGTTTAGCTGTTTTTTGGCAACGTCAATCAACATCATCTGCCTCGCTCGATGGTGTCCGCTAAGATTCTGGAACGAAGGGGTCTCCGCCCTGATTCTGCATCGTCTTTTCTACTTTGCGATTCTGCAATATCTCGCAGATCGCAGCTGCTTTCAGCCCATACGCAGCTTGCTTTTCTGGTTCATTCGCAGCGTTTTCAATCGCGGTGATGATGGATTTCAGCATATACTTCAGCTCATACGTTGATTTCTTGCCGTATTCAACGCCTTTGCTGTCCTGCATCTTTTCCGCATTAATACGGCTCATGCCCTGCACCCAGCCCGGTTTTGAGAAACTTTTCAAATATGCGATTTCATCAAACGGCTGTTTCGGTGCCGGCATTTGCTTCGGCGTTTCGATGATCTCACCCTGATCATCAACGATGACCGGACGCGCATCAGGAATGGTTTCAACTTCTGTTTCATCGAGCCAGCCAAGCCCGCAGAGGGAAAGTGTCAGTCTCCGCTTTGCCTTGGTGACCGCTTTCATTTCAGCGTTCTGGATATTTCCGCGCATGTCATTTTTGGCAACGCATCCGATCTCAACATCAGAACGCCCTTCGCGGTCATGTCCTTTGACCTTTACGCGGAAACCATTCTGCGTTTCCTGTATGTCGATGTCATCAATGCTGACGCCATGTATTTTCCTCAGCTGATCCGTTGCATCCTTTTTTGCGTAAAGTGTCAAACGTCCGTTGAGATTGATGTAATCAAATGGCTTTGACAGCGGATTCAACCCCATCGACTGGCAGACCTGCCGATAATAGTCAAGCCGCTGTCCCGGATTCAATTTGGACAAATCGCCAGTAACGAGGACATTTTCCAACATTCCAGCATCAGTAGCGGTCATGATCTCAGTGTTTTCCATGATTACAAAGTCTCCTTTTTCGCTGATTTTTTAGGCAAAAACACGACATTCGAAAGG